CGCTTATATTGTATACAAATTACTATGTCTCAAAGATCCAGCAAAATACTTTGGAAAACCATCAGGGGATGCGATAGATTTAATTAACGTTGCTATTAATGCTCAACAGGCTAAAAACGTTTTCTTTAAAGGTTTCAAATCAAAGATTGAAAGATCCCCATGGTTTGCTGGTAAGTATGAAGCAAAAGTAGACTCTATTGGTTTTGATAAATCTGTTACAGTTTACTCTGGACACTCTGAGCGTGAATCTCATGAAGGTTTAAACCTTTTACTTGCAGTGCTCGATGAGATTTCTGGTTTTGCATCTGAGGTTGCAACTGGTAATGAGCAGGGTAAGACTGCTGACAACATCTACAAAGCATTTCGTGGATCAGTAGATTCTCGTTTCCCTGACCTTGGCAAGGTAGTTCTTCTATCATTCCCACGATATAACGGAGACTTTATTTCTGAGCGGTATGAAGCAGTAATTGCTGACAAAGAAGTAGTAAGTAAAACACATAGGTTTATAATTAATCCACTACTTCCAGAGGATGATAAGGATAACTGGTTTGAGATTGCATGGGATGAAGATCATATTAAGTCATATAAATACCCTGGAGTTTTTGCTATTAAAAGACCTACATGGGAAGTAAATCCTACAAGACAGGTAGACGATTTTAAAATTGCATTTATGACAGACCTTGGTGACGCAATGATGCGTTTTGCCTGTGTTCCTACATATGCATCAGATGCCTTTTTTAAACAAGCAGATAAGGTTCGTGCTTGCATGACATCCAGAAATCCACTGGATCAATTCAGAAGATTTGAAGAAAACTTTAAGCCAGACCCAGATAAAGTTTATTATGTTCATGCTGACCTTGCACAGAAACACGATAAGTGTGCTGTTGCAATTGCACATGTTGAGAAGTGGGTCAATGTTCAGGTAATTAAAGACTATGAGCAGATATCGCCTATTGTTGTTGTTGATGCTGTTGCATGGTGGGAGCCAAAGGTAGAGGGTCCAGTCAATCTTTCAGAGGTAAAGCAGTGGATACAAAATCTGCGAAGACTTGGATTTAATATAGGCTTAGTTACTTTTGACCGTTGGCAGTCTTTTGATATCCAAAATGAGTTGCAAGCGGTAGGCATGAGAACAGAAACAGTTTCTGTAGCCAAGAAGCATTACGAAGATATGGCTATGCTTGTATATGAGCAAAGACTAGTAATGCCTGCTATCGAACTTTTGTTTGAAGAACTAACAGAACTTAAGATTATGAAAAATGACAAGGTCGATCACCCACGCAAAAAATCTAAAGACCTTGCTGATGCCGTGTGTGGCTCTATCTTTGGTGCTATATCCTATACACCCAGAGATCAAAACCTTGAAGTTGAGGTTCACACATTTAGAGGACAACCCCGTAGAGTTGACACGCTCCCTGAGAACGTGATACAATATAAACCTAGCCAAATAGAAGATATAAAAGACTATCTGGATAGATTAAAAACAATATAAAACACAATGAATAATACAAGGAGAAAAATGAATTCATTTAAGAGAATCGCACTAGCCGTGATTGCAGTCATGACTTTGGGCATGGTCGCAGTAGCACCTGCAAATGCTACAGTAATGACAGTAGCGGTAACGCTAGATGGAACAGCAAATACAACTAATGGTGTAATTGCTACCCCTGCCACATTGCCAGTACCAGCAGATAACACAATCGATGCAGCAGATGCACTACGCTTTGTGGCAACAGTAGCAGCAGGAACATCAGTTTCTGCAGTAGCAACTAACGCAACAATCGTATCAGCACTACACACATCGGCAGCACCAGTCGGAGCATCGTCAGGATCATCATCTTTGACAATCGCAACAGGCACTGGAACAACTGCAACATTTTTTGTCTACACAAAGACAACAGCAATTGGAACCGTTGTAATTAACAATGGTGGAACAACTCTTACATACTATGTACAGGGTACTGCTGGTAAGATCAACAACCTAACAGTTTCAGCACCTTCAGCAGGTGCAGCAGGAACTAAGCAGGATATCGTTGTAACTGCAACAGATGCATTTGGCAACAAGGTATCTGGCAAGTCAATTACAGCAACCGTATTTGCTTCAACAGCAGTTATGGATACAGCAACAGTAACAACTGGTGCTACTCTAACAGACTTTGGAACAGCAACCTTTAAGGCTACTCTTCCAACAACAGGAACACGCTCACTAATTACTTTTGCACCAACAACATCATCAGATGCAGTTGCAGCAGCAGTAGTTGGTTTGACTGCTCCAACACTTGCACCTTTCGCAGAGATTGCAGTTCGTGATCTAGTATCAGAACTTGCTGCTGAGAAGGCTGCAAAGGATGCAGCACTTGCTGCAAAGGCTATTGCAGATGCTGCAGTAGTTAAGGCTGCTGCGGATGCAGTTGCTGCTAAGGCTGCTTCAGATGCTGCTCTTGCAGCAGAGAAGGCTGCTTCAGCAAAGGCATTAGCAGATGCAAAGGTGGCTTCAGACAAGGCACTTGCTGATGCAAAGGTTGCACATGATGCAGTCGTTGCTAAGTTGACTGCAGATAACGCTGCAGCAATCAAGTCACTTAAGGATGCTTTCAACAAGTTGGCTCGCCAATGGAATGCAAAGAATCCAAAGGCACGAGTTACTTTAGTTAAGTAATTAACATAACAACTGGGGGAGTGGGGAAACCTGCTCCCCTTTTTGTTTTGAAGTGATATAATTAAGTATGTTTAATTTAATGGAAAAAGCAAAGCAAAACGGTGAAGTTCTGACTGTTGAAAAATACCATACATCAGAAATCACATGGGAAGATGTAGCAAAATTTTTATACAGTGAGTCACTCATACCAAATGAAATCCTTAAGGATAGAATTTTAAATCAAGGCGGTTCCTTTAGGGGTAATGTTGAAATTCAATCAGGTCTATGGTTTGCCCCACAAGGCAGAAAATCAATATTTAATCATTTTGAAGGTGTAACTGAATTACTATATAAACTAAATAAATCTGTAGACAACACTAATTGTGATTATTATGAAGCCAAACCATGTAACTGTAGCAGTGATTGGCACCTGCAAGGAATAAGAATATCAATGACCGATAGGGTTACTGGTTATCATCAAGATACAGTCGATGCAATTTTTTGGCAAATACTTGGAACATCTTTATGGGAAGTAGATCAAAAAGAAACTTATGAATTAAAACCAGGAGATATAGCCTATTTACCTACAGAAACAGCACACAAGGTTTGGGGTGTTGGTCCAAGACTAGGGCTAATAATTGACAATCTTAACACCAAGTATTTAAAATAAAAATGCTATAATTATCCCATTAATTGTGGAGGCTGAAAGGATAATTAAAAGATTAACACGAATAACACTTGCAACCTTCCTAGCCTTTGGATGGCTCATAATAGCCCCTACAGAGGCTCATTCTGATGATCCACTCACAGTTGCAGCACAAGAAATACAGGAACTTAATGATAGCGTAGACGACCTTGGCTACCAAGATGACTTTATAGATCTTATAGAAATAGCAGAAAATAAGTTTGCCTCAGCCACAAATGCGAAGGAACTTAAAGATGATGCTTATGATGCCCATGAAGATGCAGTAGAAGCAGAAGCCACAGCCTTAGAAGCAAAGAACCTTGCCCAGTCAAATGTGGATGGGCAGACAGCCACAGTAGCCTTGGCCCTTGAACATAAAAACAATGCTCTTGAAGAAAGAAACGATGCACAAGATGCCCTAAACATAGCCAATATAAATGTTCAAACCACCCAATCAAATATGCAAAGTGCTGGAGGAGCAGGCCTGTCATACACAGTTTATAACTTATTAAGAAGTGGAAATTCAGCAGTACCTGGATCTGTAATTTGCTCAGGCACATGGAACTCAAGTTCTATGCAACTTCCAGTTTGTGGTAACAGATATGAAAACTTCATTGTTAAATTTACTGGACAAATAACAGTTCCTTCATGGTTTACACAGACATACTTTGCAGGATATACAGATGATGGTTTTAGAATGTATATTGATGGAGAA